GAACATAACCAATCTCCCCGTAATACGTACCAGTGTGCTATGGGTAAACAAGCAATCGGTGTCTACGTTACCAACTATCAAGAGAGAATGGATAAAACGGCATGGATTCTGAACACTCCAGGCCGACCGCTGGTAGACACGCGGGTCATGCACATGTTGAAGCTCAACGAGTTACCTTCTGGGATGACGGTTATTGTCGCCATCATGACACATACGGGATACAATCAAGAAGATAGCGTGATGATCAATCAAGGCGCCATTGATCGCGGCCTCTTCCGTACGACGGCGTACCATACAGAAAAGGAAGAGGATAAAAAGACGGGCGATGAAGAGGTGAGATGTAAGCCGGATCAGCATCGTACCAAGGGAATGAAATTTAGTAATTATTCCAAGATTGGACCGGATGGAGTCATGCCGGTGAACACGGAGATTGAGAACATGGACATTATCATGGGTAAAGTGATGCCGATTAAAGAAGCCCGTAATGATTTAACGAAGCGAATCAAGTTTGAAGATACGAGTAAATATTTCCGTACCGATGAGCGATGTTACATGGACAAGAATCATATTGGAATCAACGGAGAAGGATATACGTCGTGGAAGTGTCGCATTCGTGCCGATCGTACACCGGAGATTGGTGACAAATTTAGTTCACGACACGGACAAAAGGGTACCGTCGGGAATATTATCCCAGAAGTAGATTTACCCTTTACGGCAGCGGGAGTCAAGCCGGACATTATCATCAATCCGCATGCCATTCCTTCACGCATGACGATTGGACAGCTCAAGGAGACATTGCTCGGTAAAGTATTGCTGGAACTGGGAATCTTTGGAGATGGGACGGCGTTTACGGATTTGTCAGTGGCGACCATTGCCGATGAGTTGAAAAAGGTAGGCTATGAATCTACGGGGAATGAGATCATGTACAATGCCTTGTCCGGTGAACAAATGGAATCTAGCATTTTCATTGGTCCATGCTTCTATCAACGTCTCAAACACATGGTGGTAGACAAGCATCATAGTCGCTCGCTTGGTCCAGCAGTGGGATTGACGCGCCAGCCGGCAGAAGGTAGGTCGCGTGACGGTGGTCTACGGTTCGGTGAGATGGAGCGTGACTGTATGATTTCACATGGTGCATCGTCGTTTACCAAGGGGAGAATGTATGATGCATCGGATGCTTTCAAGGTACATGTATGTAAAAAGTGTGGTATGATTGCGTCGCATAATGATGCGGGACATATTCATCTGTGTAAGCTGTGTGATAATCGTACAGAATTCTCAGAAGTCAAGTTACCGTATGCATGCAAGTTGTTGTTTCATGAATTAATTACAATGAATGTTGCCCCGAGAATGATTACAAGATAAATATAGACATACTATAAATGAAAACATATCGTTCTCTCCAAAAACCTTTTTTTGGTAAAGGCGCATCCGTGATTCCAAGACATGTGTACACGTGCTGGCATACAAAACAGTTACCACCTTTGATGAAACAAAATGTAGAACGAATGATTCGTGATAATCCCGAGATGCAAATCCATGTATACGATGAACATGATTGCCGATCGTTTATCTCCGTCCATTTTGATCCATCCGTTCTTCAAGCCTACGATGCTCTTATCCCATGTTCGTATAAATCTGATTTATGGAGATATTGTGTCCTGTACGTAAAGGGTGGAATCTATGTAGATATCAAGTACAAGGCCGTCAATGGTTTTCGCTTTGTAGGGTTGACAGATGGTGAGCATTTTGTAAGAGATGCCGATACGCGTAACGTCTATACGGCTCTTCTAGTAAGTATGCCGCAAAATCCAATCTTGTTACAATGTATTCAACAAATAGTAAAGAATGTAGTTAACAAGGACTATGGTGAGTCACCGATACATCCAACAGGTCCTGGATTGTTAGGTTCCCATTTTTCACAAGAAGAAAAGAATGGAATGGAATTATATCATGGTGCACAATGGGAAATAAATAAATTTTATATTGTTTATAAAGATCGTATCGTATTGGAATTTTATGATCATTATAGAGAAGAACAACAAAAGTTTCAAAAAAACAAACGATATATTGATTTATGGATTGATAAGACCATTTATGGATGAGTAAACATCAATGCCTTTTTCTTTTTAGGTTTCTGATGAACAGATTCAAATATCGTATGCCGAAATGGACCAAATATGGTTGCCCATGCCCGTTCCGTATAATGCCCAACTTCTGGATTAGAATGGACGGCTAATTCATCCATGAGTTGTTTGTATCGTGATGGCGGATGCTGTAGAATATCTCGCTTGTCTACTGAAAATACACCATAGTAGCAATAAAACCCTACATCGTGAAAGCCGTGTCGTAAAAACCAGTTACCAAAGGGACGTTGAGGACACGGGTATACTTTGGATTCATTGTTTAATAATTGATTGTTTGGATTTTGACAACAATACTCTTCTTGTGCAAAATCTAAAAATTTTTTATAAATGGAATCCGTTTCACTACCTATAAAAAATGCACGTTTTTTATGAAGAATACTCAATAGGATCTTAATAGCAATTCTCTTTTTATAGGGCATATCGGTAGATCCTGGTAAAAAGACAACGTTGTTTGGCAAGGAATGATACTGGGTCACCACATAATGTAGGTAAGTATGATCACACCGACCTACATTGGGAAGGGGAATTACTTTGGCGACGTGTTTTTTTTCAAAGTTTTCATTAATACCTTTGTTATAGACAATATAGCTGAATTGATGAAAGGGATATTCCAAAGTCCATGATAAATCTTCATTGTATCTGGATACACAGATCATTACTTATAACTTATATTTTCCCCATGACATTCCCTTTCCTTCTTCATAGTCTCTTCTTCCCATTTCTATCATATTGGACTCTAGCCATACTTGAGTAGGACCCACTGTATATGGATGAACCCATTCAGGTGTGTACATGGTATCGTCCATAATCACAATAGTATTCTTGCGTGCTAACCTTTTTGCATTCTGTAAATCGGCCAGGGCTATGTCCACCATCAATAAAAATAATATCATATTTTCCGATACACTTGGGTACCGTAACGGTAGAGTCGCCCAGAATTAATGAATGTCTTCCAGGATAATAAGCATCTATGTACTCTTTAGCATGGGTCACGTAAGGATGATCGCCTAAATCAAAGGATGTTACATGGGCAGAGGTATATTTTAAAAAGAGTTCAGCAGAATGTCCTGCATTAAATCCAATTTCCATGATTCGTTTGGCACCACGTGTGATCTGAAGTAAATCTTGTACTTGAGGTGGACACGTTTGACAATATCCTTCAAACTTTTAAAAATTGGGTAATGTTCATGCTAAATCATTTTATTAAAAAGGGTTAAATCTTGTACTTCATTGAAATTATGTGCGTGAAAACTTTCTAGTATTTTATCCATTGTTTCTTCTCCTGCGACGTCGGCTCTACCTCGTTGACGAATATAAATGAATTCTTCCAAGGTTTTCGTTTTATAGTGATTCAGTTGAATAACACTGAGGTCAATGTCATGATTCCATGGTCCCTTGATTATGGTACCATTGGTGGATTTGATATGCCCCTCTTTTACATCAACATCATGTACCGTGTTATACTTGACAAACGAATCCTTTTTGAAAAGGGTTTTGATGTGTGGATCGCCGTTGCGCTGACACCAGGTGAATCGTTTACGTAAAGGTTCATTAGAAAACTTTTTATGAGAGTCACCAAAGAATCTCCAATTGATTCCGATACCGACACAATCACCCTTAATATACTCTTGAATAAAATCTTGAATCGTGACATGTTTTTTCAAAACGATAAATTCGTCACAATCCATATGAATCATATGGGTATAGCCGGAGACCGTTTGAAAATGTTCCAAAGCCTTGTGCTGCATGACTTTTCCTGGAAAATGGATCACGTGTACTTTTGGTATTCCTATACGGTGATAGGTGGGTACATCTTCATTGTCATAGATATAAATGGCGTCAAATCCGATGGATAAATGATGTTTACAAAATTCTTCTATATAAAGATGTTCTAGTTTAGCGATACAAACTAAAACAACTTTCATACTGTAATGTCAAGAAAACAAATTAAACATAGCAGCGTACGTTGACTTATGGAAAAGCTAGACTATTATGTAGAACACAAACAAATTCCGAATTTATTGTTTCATGGTCCTTCTGGAAGTGGAAAAAAGACCATTCTGAAATCTTTTTTAAAACGTCTTTATCCGGATAAAGAAACTTTGGAACAACAAGTCATGTACGTGAATTGTGCTTATGGGAAAGGGATCAAATTTATTCGGGAAGAAGTAAAATACTTTTCTAAAATGAATACTCATAGTTTGTTCAAGTCGGTCGTTCTACTGAATGCAGAAAAGTTGACCCCCGATGCACAATTTGCTCTGAGACGATGTATAGAACAATTCAGCTATAATACACGGTTTTTCATGGTGACGATTGACAAGTATAAATTGATTCGTCCGATTCTGTCTCGTTTCTCTGAAATTTATATAAGTAGTCCAATCAATTTACATGAAGTAGGATTGAAAGCGTTTGCCTTTGACGCATGTGAATCTACACAGCGCACCTCCTTTGAAGAGATCATGACCCGTCTTACCAAAGAAAACATTCAACATACCGCCCATGAGTTGTACGAACAGGGACATTCTGCGTTGGACGTAGAGAAGTGGGTGAATGCACAACCGGATAGCATAGAAAAGTATCGTTGGATTCTATACTTTCACAAGATACGAAGCGAGTGTCGTAACGAAGAACTCTTGCTCTACTTAATGTTGCATTTCTATACTTTTGATTTGAATCTTTCCTTTTTTATGTAAAGAATATAGAGATATTTTCACTATCAGGTTCATGGATGACAATCACGTACCTACACTTCAAACGGCCCAACAAGAATGGGCCATCCGTTTATCTCGTGTCATTCATCCTCTTCTTTATGAGGGCATCCAGGCCATGTTTCAAGAAGCCGTCGGTATTTGTAAACAATCCGAAGAAGAGGATAAATATTTAATGACCTTTCAAAATATTTTAGCACGTATCCCCAAGTGGAACGAAGAGATCGTCAAGAAGGAAACATCACGTATCATTGAAAAGAGTGGCTGCTCTTATTTAGAAGATTTGTTGACGTGTGTCCATATTGCTCAGTTGAAGATTCTCTCTTCCATTCGTACGGGAAAGTCCCAGAAGAAAGTAGAAATTGACATTCCCAAGTTGAATGGGTTTGTGCACAAGGTGTACATTCATATTTCGCGCGAACTCTATGCCAAAATGTACCTATTTGAAAAGGGAGTTGCACCTCTTGTTTTTCAACAAAATAGAAGCCAAGTCAATGAAATCATCAAGGAAGCCATTTTGAACGCCATTCGCGATAGTATTCCCGTAGAGCAGTTACTTCGGGCTTACCTAGATGAAACGACGGATTTCATGAAGGAAGTACCTAAGGAGGAACCAAAGGTAGAGAAAGAGTTAAAGTTTTCCAACCAAGATTCGGCCATTACGGTGAACAATGAAGCGATGGTCATTGAAGCACCGAAGGACGTGGATACGTTGGAAAAGATTGCAGAGCAACGAAACATTCAGCGAAAGGCGGAAGAGGCAGCAGAGGCGGAGGAAGATAAAGTAAAGATTTCAGATGAAGTGGTCATCATTGATGTAGAGGAGTTGACACCTGTCAAAGTAGAGGAGAAAAAGGAACCAGAGATTGATTTAGGAATTGAAATTTTATCTTAATTATTTTAAGTATAGAAGGAAAAAATATTTTTTCTTCTATATCTATGAACTCTCTTCTACTATCGGCCATTATTGGTGTAATTTACGTTGTCATCAAAATGGCACTCCATTACAAAGAGTCACCATCACCTAACATCAAAGAAGGAATTCTTGTGATGTTTAGTAGTTTTGCAGGATTATATGGAACGTCACAATTTGGAATGGTGAAACCAAAAGTAACCGAAGTCTTTACGGAAACGCCTGGATTTTAACTTTCATGAATACTAAGCGCTACAAGATTCGCACGGTACCGTAAAAGGGGTTGGTGCATGTTTCGCCTTTCTCCTCAAATAATAAATACCCGTTTTCAATCCCTTTTTCCATCCATAAAAGTGCATGGATGTCAAAATGGTATACGTTGGGTCTTTAATCCATAAATTTAAACTTTGCGATTGACAAATAAAGGCACCACGATCTACTGCCATGTCTATGATTCCCTTCATCGGCATTTCCCATACAATC